ATGCAAAAAAGAAATTAGAGTTATGTGACAAAGTCGTAATAGCTATGGATAATGACAAATCAGGTCAGGCTATGGCTGAGGAGATTGCTAGAAGAGTTGGCAAGGATAGATGTTACAAATTAGATTATCCTGAGGACTGCAAGGATGCCAATGATGTTTTGGTTAAGCATGGCAAAAAAAGATTAGACGAAATAGCATCTAATCCAAAACCATATCCCGTATCAGGATTGTATGATGCCTCGCATTTTTATAATGAGGTCGATGAGATATACGAAAAAGGCATAGGATCAGGAGTGTCTACTGGCTACGAAGATGTAGACCCGCTATATACTGTAGTTGAGGGGCAGTTAACAGTTGTGACTGGTCATCCTAGTAGCGGTAAGTCAGAGTTCATTGATCAAATCATGATTAATATAGCTAAAGACAAAGGATGGAAGTTTGGTATTTGCTCATTTGAAAACGAGCCAAGAATACACATAGCAAAACTAATCAGCAAGTATGTGGGCAAACCATTTTTTGACGGGCTTACACCTAGATTAAATAATTATGAATTAGATCAGGGCAAGAAATTTATACAAAGTCACTTTTCTTTTTTATATCAGGCAGACGGATCTCTATCCTCATTAGAAAGCATCATGGAGAGAATGAAGATAGCAGTAATGAGGCATGGAGTTAGAGGTGTCGTTATAGATCCATACAATTATATTTCTCGTAATATGCAAACTTCCGAGACAGATTGGATATCTGATATGCTAACAACCCTGAGAGTATTTGCTCAGGCTCACGGGATACACATTTGGTTTGTTGCTCATCCAACAAAAATGATGAGGAAAGATGATGGAACTGTTCCGCCACCAAAGGGATATGATATATCAGGATCTGCAAGTTGGTTTTCTAAAGCTGATGTAGGGCTGACTGTTCACAGACCTAGCCCGTCAACATCGAGCATAAGCGAAATAATAATTTGGAAATGTAGATTTTCTTGGATGGGATCTATTGGGGAATGTGCTTTATCCTTTGACAAAATCACTTCAAGATACGAAACTGTCAAAGATTATGGTACTGCTGAGGAGATGTTAGATCCAAACAAAGTACCAAAAAAGGCAGAGTATAAAAATTATTATGAAAAAGAGGATGACGAAGATCTACCATTTTAATAAAACTGTTCAGCCTGAGTTTATCGGTAAGACTAATAAAGTCAGGATGAGAGTTGTAGATCAGACATGCCTAGATACGTTACTGCTGAAACATATACTATCATTAAATGATTTTATGATATTGGACAAATTCCAAATGGATTATAATAGATCAGGCATGGTAGGTGTAAGAGCATCTAATTACAATCCTAGAATTACGACTACATACGACACCCAAGGCGATAATGAAATACTGAGGCGGAAAGTTAGCGAATGTTTAAGTTTTGCTAAATCGGCAGGTG